TCTGACATATTGCACAACACGATCGAACGAATCGACTGTAGAGGTAGTATCATCTGCGGGATTATAGATACCAACATCAAATAATAGTTCTGTCGCATCAGACAGAGTTACAGTATCACTTAGAACCTTATATACGTGAGAGGTTGTAACATCAGATTTGGTAACAGCATCGGTGAGAACTTTATAGAAGTGAACAGATCTAGTCGTATCGTTAAGCACTACTACATCAATAAACAATTCATTAAGAACCAGAATTTCGAGAACACCAATGTAATCAACCATATCGATTGTCTGGGTGATATTCAATTCACCAAACACTGCCATACCAGCAGGGTGCACCGTTTTATTAATAATAGGCAACCATGTACCCGAGGTTACGCCAGATTTAATTACATATGAGTAGTTCTGATAATAATAGTTGTCCTGTAGTTTGTTGATGTTAGACAACATACCACGAGAATCTTTAAATCTTCCTGTCTTTATAAGAATGGCACCAGTAGTAAAGGCAAGAACTGCTTCACATCCATTCGGAGATGTAATAGTTGCCTCGAATTCTTCTTGTTCGAAATCGAAACCAGTATTGAATATGGTAACAGAATCAACACAACCACCCGCATCAATTCCGGAAATTCTAATAGAAGCTCTGTTATCTCGTCCGACGAGTGTATATGATGGATCGAAAAATGTTTCGTTCACTCCATCATTAAATCTACCAGCATCGTATGTTCCATAATCAGTAGGATTAGTAGCAATAGTACTAATCAATCCTCCTGAAACCGAAGACATCGGCGGATCGATTACATATGATCCGACCGTACTTTGTTCGTCGATCTGATAGATTTGTCCGACTCTAAAACCACAGTCTCCGTCAACACCTTCGCCTTCACAGGAAACAACGGTTACTGTAGATAATTGACGGATAACATAACCGTAGACTGTTGTAGAATTTGTCGAGAGAAAAATTTTAGTTCTAACGGAATCCGTAGAAAAAACTACTTGAATATCTTCTTCGTTCTCTACATATCCAGATCCACCCTGAACAACTGTTATTGTATCAACAGAACCATCAACAATATTCGCACGAAGAACTGCACCAAGTCCTTCTGTATTCTCTAGAGTAATTGATGGTGCTGCATAATATCCTGAACCACCAGTATCAACAGTTACGCTTGTGACAGATCCATCAGTTATGTTCAAAGTGGCAACTGCACCAGCACCTGGAACTTTAAGTGGAGAATTTTTAGGTAGTGATACGTTCAATTCGTAAATTGCTGGTGAAGTATACGCCAGTTTCTTTACGTTCGTTACCGTTGTTTTGATTGTTTTCGGGAAAATCTGAACACCAGTATTTTCGTAATAAACTAAATTACAAATCTTACCATAAAGTGTGAATGGATCAACTCCATCTGCACCAAGAATTCTAATTACAACGTCTTCGATCCAAACACCATCAGATGCTTTTAAGATGTGCGTCGAAGGATAAAAGAATTCCACCGTCTCATCATAAAGAATCTTGAACAGAAGTTCGATAGAATTTTCTGCACCCTTAGATTCATAAAAATCACTAATTAATTTTACAAGTCTGCGCTGATTAACAAGGACATTCTTCGGAATGTCTACTGCGTATTGTTTTCTAAACTGATCAATGAATACTTCTAGTGTTGTATCAATGTCAGAATAATCTCTGGCATTTAATAGAAAATTATTTACTTCTCCAGATTGATCAAGGAAACGATAATAACCTTCTAGAAAAGTTACAAATCCTGCATATTCATTCTGAACAAATTCAGGAAGTTGTTCCTGAATAAGAAATTCTAATTTATTCTTATATGGAAGATCGCCAATAATCGCATCAATGTCTGCGCCCGTTCCACCTCCACCCACAACAGTAACTACAGGTGGAGTGGAGTAACCAGATCCCTGATTGGTAATAGTTATCGCAGTAATTTTACCACCAACAACAGTTGCTTCTGCAGTTGCGCCAATACCACCGCCACCATCAATATCAATAGTTGGTGAGGCATAGTTGCTCCCACCCGAGTTTATAGTAAACCCAGTAACAACTTTCTCGTATGATGGTATTAAACTCATTATGTTGTAACCGTTACCTGGAGACCTGGAGTAATATTCGCGGCGACATTCGCAGCACTATCTACATCCAATTTTAACAAAGAGTTTCTGGAAGGAAGGGGGATAACTGCTCCATTATAATTATCAACTGGAATGCTGCTTGTTATAATCTTTGTAGTAATATCAGATGTAACATTTTGTGGTTTGACGTATATTCTGAATGCATCTGCACCACCTAATAGAGAGATAAAAAACACTTTTGGCACAAGTATTTTGCCATTAATATAATCTATTGTCCCAAAACTAGAAGACAGAACTGTATCAGTCCCAATTTCTTTTAGGTAAATTGTTCCAGATCCTGTTGGATCGGGTGGAGATTGATCAGGAACGTCTACCATATATGCATCATAATATGCACCATTTAAGAATGTGTTAAAATATGTTGAACGTAAACTGTTTGGTAGTACAGGGTGTCCAAAGGTAGGATTCAGTTTAAATGAATTTTGATCTGTTACAACACCTGTAAACCGTTTATGTAAAGTTAGATCAATCTTATTCGTAATAATCGAATTAGAAGTATCCATAATATCTGCGCTCAATTTTGAAAAGTAAAAATCTTTACCGAGTTTATTCAAATTAAGGTCAAAGTGGTCTTCGATTTTTGTTCTTATTCGCCCAGCAAGTTCGGTTGAAGTTTCTAAAGATTGCTTCTGATCATATTTAATTGTCGAATCAACACTGATAAATGTATATTCCGGATCAATAAAGATCGCTTGAATCGAAACTACACTTTTTGGTTCAATAATATCTCTTAAAATTATGTCTTTATCATTGTCTGTAATAACAGTTCCTGCAACTGGATCTAGGCAGATAAATACTCTACCATAAATGGGAGGGTCATTTAACTCTCCTCCCCACACAGAAATAGAATTAATCCCAGGAAAACTTCTTTTGATTAGGGTTGCATAGTCATCAGCAGTTACTGCTCGATCTCTCGTTGTATTGAATTTAGGAGCATGAAATTTAATACTATCGATGCTCTCTGCTTGTGCTCCACCAGAAGCACGTGCAATCGTTGTTATTGTTTTAGTTTCTGTTGATCCAGTAAGAGTAGTAGGCATTGAAAAATTCGAGAGATTATTTGCACCATCAGCAGAACCAACAAAATATTCTACAGTAACGATGTTACCATATTCTAATTGTTTACCAAGAATATTATCACCAAATACAACTTGGTATAAACCATCATAGTCTAGTTCGATCCAAAAAACACTACTGTTGTTTTCGATGTTAAGGTACGTGTCTGAATAATTAAATGCGGTAGTAGTTTCATCATTTTGAACAGAAACCTTGACTGTCGTAATATCAACATTCTTATTTGGAATGGTAAATGGACCAGAGAGATTGGTTGTATCTACAAGAAATTGGTTTGAAACTCTGTTGCCCTCAATTAGTTTGACATCACTAAATAGAAATGTTTTGCTTGTTCCTATTTGATCATATACATTAACAGTATAATCATCGTCTGGTCTAAATGAGTATATACCAGATGGAGATAAATCTGTAGGAATTCCTGTCGCCGTAAAGGAAGTATTCTTAGATAAAGTAAGAGATTCTGGACCATAATTTGCAACAGCAGTTATTTCAAGATCAACTACTGCTCTTGCACTATGCTGAGAATTCGGCAAATACCCCATTGACTTTGCAATCGACACAACAGAAGATCTCTTCAGTGCACTATCAAGAAACATTTCATTCGCAAGAAGGTGCGCAAGTGTAGCATTGTAATGCGTATTATACGCAAGAACATCGAGAAGAACTGACATAGCAGATCCCTCGAAATTATAGTCTGAAAATTGATCCTGAGAAGCAAGATATTCTTTCAGGTTTTGCTTGATTCCCATAAAATCAAGTTCTGTTACTCTAAGTTCTGCCATTTAGCGAGCTCTCTTTAAGAATGTTGAATAGGTAATTGGACCAGGAGTACCAACTACATAGAATCTGATGTTTATATCATACTGATTAAGGTCGAAATTTGGTGACACTTCAACCATTTGAAGATTGCATCTAGGTTCAAACTGTTTGATTAGAAGTGTTATTTGCGATTCTAACATATTCGCAGTGATAAGATCCATAGGTTCAAACAACATCTTATAAATCGGAGAACCAAGAATATAGTTAAACGGTCTTTCTCCGTTGGAAGTTAACAACAATATTCTAAGCGATTGCTTTACTGAATTGATGTCAAACTTCATCCCCACATCACCCGTTCCAGGATGCGGAGTAAAGGAAAGATCTAAATCTTTGTATATTCTGACTGTCTTCATAATACTTATTTATATGCCTTTTTAGTATTTTTTGAAAGTTCCAGGTGCCGAAACACGTTTATGATTATACATGGTAAAGTGCAGATATCTGTTGCCTTTTTCTTTAAACGAGATATGAATCCAATGTCCGCCAGATGGTAGATACTCAAGAAGAAGTTGGTCATATGGAACGTTCTTGACAATCCACGGGACGATTACATCGTGGTATTGACCCTTTGTCATTCCATTGAATTTCATATCCACTGCCTGCCCGAGCATGTGCTGCGAGGTCGTAGAACCACCAGATGGAATATAATCTCTAAATCCTGACGTGAAATACATTCCAGGGAACTTAGTTTTGATTGGATCCAAGCAGTTTACTGCCAAGCAGCGCATGTTTGCAATCATGTCTGCTTTACTGAATCCACCATAATTTCGTAGTTTACCCTTTACCATAACGTCTTTCAGAGTAAACTTATCAGAGATTTTCATTCCATAGTTAATACCATTTGAGATGTTAATATCTGGAAGTTTTACTCCAGACTTGGTTACATTACATGCAGTAGGTGCAACCCTTCCACTTACTAAATTACTAGATCCTTCTTCTCCTGGAGTCGCACTATCTTCAATACCAGCAGCGTTTCTATCTGCAATGCCATCTTCGCCATCATAATCCATACCCTTTGCTTCTTCTGGAGAAACACCACCATTACCACCAACAAATTCTGGTTCGCTCGGATTCATCGGTGACACTGGATCTGCGACAATAGTAATATCAGGAGGAGTCCCATCTGATGCTGTTACTGCTGAACCTGCGCTTCCAGGATTTACTGTGATGATTGCACCATCAACATTGGTAGCACCACCACCCTTGACGTTCATAGTAGAACCTGCTTGGATATTTGTCTTACCAGATGCCTTGATGTTTGTCTCTGCGCCAAAGACGTTCGCCTTCGCGTCAGACTTAATGTTAATATCAGAGGACGCATCGATATTGATTTTACCATTTGAGAGGATGTCAACGCTTGTTGCAGAACCAAGTCTATATGATTTAGAAGTTGCTGAATCAATATCACCGCTCACATCCATAGAATAATCGCCATCGACGCGAGTGGCGAAAGTTCCTTTGACCGCAAGGTTCATGTTGCCACCGACTTTCCAGTCGACGTTTCCGTGTGTGTCAATATTTGTATTACCCCCAACTGTAAGATTACAGTTGTTTGCTACGTAAATATTACAACTACCACCAACGTGAACATTTGCCTTACCCTCGATGGTAATAACACCATTGCGATCGATAACTGTATAACCGTCACCGATAATTTTATTTACCTGTGAACCATCTGGGCGCATTTCTAGGAATGACCCTGATTTGTGGTTTAACGAAACACGTTCTGCATTTGGAGTATCATCGAATTCCATAGTGTGTCCAGATTCACTCTGGTATGTATGGTTGTATGGATACTCAGCAGCAAAGGCAGACTTCGGTTGAGAAACAGATTCTCCTGTTCTACCCGCAATAGGTTTCGACGTGGTTCTCTGCGCATCATGTTGACCATGAATCGTTTGATCCT